CCTACGGCGAGAGCAGCGTTTCGGCACGCATCAGAACGCATTCCAATCCAACTGGTAGGCCCGTCGTGAACTTGGGCCATGCCTCGATGAAAAATCGGAGAGCATAAAATGGGCTCATTGTTCGGCAAAGCGCCTAAGCCTGAACCCGCAGTTCGCATGCCTGTTCCAGACGATACGGCAGCCCTTGCGGCAGCACAGCGCCAGAAGCAGATGATTGCCTCGCGTACGGGCAGGGCATCCACGATGCTGACACGCCGTCCGACTGGTGGCGGTGACGCGGGAACGCAGAGCTACGGCAATAGTCTGCTCGGCTCTGCCGGTTGAATTAAGGAGCTGATTCAGTTATAAAAATCGGGCTGATTTGGTGCTGCTAACACCGCCTCAGCCCTGACCAAAGCAACCTTACTGGAGGCTGAAATGGCTATCTCTCCCATAACACCCGTGCGCATTGCTCGTAAAGTACGAGAGCCGCGCATTGAGGGCGATTTGGCGTATGTGCCGCTCGGAAACGGGCCTGACGCCGTCATTGACGCCGCCGCCGCTCATCTGGTTGAGCATCGCAATTGGAGTATGGCTACCACCGGGTACGCTCGCACTGGCGTCTATGTCGGTGGCGGGGAGAAAGACCAAACCGTCCTGATGCATCGGCACATTGTTGGCGCCACCGCCTCGGAACATGTCGATCACATCGATGGGGACAAGCTGAACAACCGCCGGAGCAATCTGCGCGTTTGTTCGAGGTCTCAAAATCTCGCCAATAGGGGCGTGCCGACCACCAACAAAACCGGCTTCAAGGGCGTATCTATCTGCAAACAGACCCGGAGTTTTCGGGCGCAGCTTAAGGTCAATGGCGAAGTCTTCCGCATTGGGCGCTTCAAGACCGCTAAGGAAGCGGCTTTGGCCTATGACCAAGTTGCAAAGAAACATCTGGGTGAGTTTGCTCGCCTCAATTTTGGATAGGGCGCTCAATGGACACACGTGCAAAAGAGCTTGTCCAAATCGGGAATAAACTCTTTGAGAAAAAGGAACAGTGGAATTCACTTTGTCAAGAGATTGCCGAGCATTTCTATCCGATGCGGTCTGATTTCACGCAGACATTCACGCTTGGGGATGACTTCTCTGTCGATCTCATGGAATCCTTCCCGGTTCAGGCGCGTGAAACGCTGGGCAACACCATCGGTGCCTTGCTCCGGCAGGGTGAATGGTTTGCGGTCAAGACCGGGCTTGATGAAATCGATGAAGACCCGGCCAATGCGCGCTGGCTGGAGTATGCGACCAATCATTTCCGCCGGCTGGTCTATGATCGTAGGGCAAATTTCGTCCGCTCCACCAACGAGGCGGATCACGACTGGGTAGCATTCGGCAACCCGGTTCTCTCAGTAGAGGAAAGCCCGGATCGCGCGCACTTCCTGTTCCGCACATGGCATCCGAAAGAATGCGCGTGGATGGTGAACGCGGTCGGCAAGATCGATCACAACCAGCGCAACATGCCGATGACGGCGCGCAACATGAAAATGCGCAAGGCTTGGGCCGGCAATCTGCACCAGGACGTGTTGACTGCGGCCGAGAAAGACCCATCCAAGGAATTCAAGGTTCGGCATATCGTCCTTCCGTTCGAGGAGATTTACGCCGACGACAAGGCCAAGCGCCGCCAGTACAAGAACAGCCCATATTGCTCGCTCTACATCGATTGTGAACATGAGATTGTACTGGGCGAGGGGCCGCTGCCTGTCTTCAACTACGTCATTCCCCGCTGGCGCACGATATCGAACTTCCCACAGGCATTCAGCCCCGCCACGATCAATTCCCTGCCCGATGGCAGGATGCTCCAGTCTCTTGCCCGCATCCTTCTGGAGCAGGGCGAGAAGGCTGTAGACCCGCCGATGTTTGCCAAGGGGGAAATCTTCCGCGATGCCATCAACCGCTATGCGGGCGGGATGACCTATGTGGATCTCGAAGCAGACCAGAAAATCCAGGATGCCATCTTCACCGAACAGGCATCGGGCGGATTGAGCGTCGGCATGGAGATGAAGCAGGACGTTCGCAATCTTATTGCGGAAGCGTTCCTGCTGAACAAGATCAATCTGCCGCCGCAACAGAAGACGGCTTTCGAGACACAGGCCAGGCTTGAGGAATACCGCCGGGCAATCCTGCCGTTCACCGGCCCCATTGAGAGCGAGTATCACCTTCCGCTCTTGGATATCGGTTTCCAGATGGCGGTACGCAACAACGCCTTCAAGATCGATGAGATGCCCAAGGCGCTCTCGGATGCCGATGTGACATTCACATTCGAAGGCCCGCTGAATACGGCAGAGGGCAGGCAGAACGTGCAAGCCTACCAGGAAACCCTCCAGATGGTCTCCGCCGGCTCGCAGATCGACAAGACGCTTTCCACACTCATTGACTGGCAGAAGGCCACCAAGGATGCAGTTCGCGGCACACAGGCGCCAGCCGACTGGTTCAACGATGAACAGACACAGCAGGCAGCAGCCGACCAGACGAACACGGTTGACGGCCTTACACAGGCTGCAGCGGCGCTCAAGGGCGGGGCTGATGTGGGCAAGAGCGTTGCCGATGCATCCGTGGCCCTTTCGCAAGCCGGCATGATCCAGCAGCCGGCGGCGGCAGCTTAGGCCACAAAGGAAGTCTCAGATGTGTCTCGGTCGGATCGATATCGTCGCCGTTGGCGGTTGCGGCCCTGCACTTGAGTACATGATACGCCGGATTTGGCGGTGCCAGCGCACCGATCTAGCCGACGTTCCGTGCTTCATGCTGGTCATCGATTCGTGAAGCCGGCGAAGTCCAATAACTGAAATCCCATAGGAGGCAACTATGGTTCTATCTGCGGCAGAGACAGCGGCGGGATGGCAATCCATCCATCGTCCTTGGTCGCCATTCGATATTCGGTTGATGCTGCATTTCTATGCAAGCCCGACAGAGCGCTTCGAGCAGGCCCATGCTCCCATCTATGCAGAGCGCGTGCAGTCTCTTGTGGACGCCGGTCTTATTGAGACCGATCGCGGGGCTGCAACGCACATTGCTACAGAGAAGGGCCGCGCGCTGGTTAACATGTGGTGTGAAACACCGGTCCCAGAAATTCGCTACGTCGATCCAAGGCACGGTTAAATGAGTGCGGCGATCGTCTTTATGGCAATCGTGGCTGCCTTTGTGGGCGGTATGGTCCTGGCGTTTGTGCTGGCATATCTGGCCATGTGTGCTGCGATTGCTCGGGGTTTGGGCTGGTAAATGGAAGCCCACGCCCCCGCGCCCTACGACAAAGACATTCTCATGGCGGTTCGCGCCGTGATTGCTGGCAAGGCCAATGAAGGCCAGCAGCAGACGGCTATGGACTGGATCATCCAGCAGGCCAGCAACTACTACGACCTGAGTTATCGCAAGCAGGACAGCCACGCCACGGCCTTTGCCGAGGGCAGGCGGTTCGTCGGCGCCCAGATCGTCAAGATGCTTCGGCCGGAAACCCTCAAGGCAGTAGAGGGCAAGCCGCCGAAACCAGTTCGAGGCAAGAGGCAAGAGGCAAATGACTGAGGCAACCACCACGACAGAGGTCGATAAGACCTCTGTAACGACTGACACGACCAAAGCAGCCGAAACCACCACGCAATCGACCACAGCAGCCAATACAGAGGCAGCGAAGACTTCGGACGCGGCAAAGACCACGACAGACACAACGGCGTCTGACGGGGCTAAAACCGAGGTCAAGGCGTCTTGGGGCGACAACTGGCGCGATGAGATGGCCGGCGGCGACGATGATGTCGCCAAGGCGCTCGCGCGGCACAACTCGCCCAAGAGCGTTGCTCGCGCACTGCGGGAAGCACAGGCTCTCATCAGTGCAGGACGCCAGAAAGTCCCAATGCCGGATGGCAAGGACGAGAAAGCCCTCGCCGAATGGCGCAAGGCTGAAGGCATCCCGGAAGACCCGACTGGTTACAAACTCCCTGAAGCCGTGCAAAAGCGCATGGTGGACGAGGACAAGCCCATCCTGTCCAGCTTCACCGAGTTCGCCCACAAGAAGGGCGCCCGGCCAGATGTCGTGGAAATCGCGTCCGAATGGTACGTCGATATGGCGGAAGCCGCACAGGCCAGGCAGATCGAGCAAGACAAGATGGCCTCCGAGGAAGCCGAGGACGCCCTTCGCAAGGACTGGGCGCACGGCGAATACAAGGCCAACACCACGATTGCGCATCGCTGGATCGAGAGCGTTCCCGGCATTGGCGCGAAATGGGCAGAAGCTCGCGTTGACGGTGTCCGGCTTGGGGATAATCCCGAGTTCATCGCATGGGCCGCAGACATGGGCCGCGAGAAGTTCGGCGATGTCGCCTTTACCTCCAGCGATGGCGAGCGCAAGCACACCGCGCGCAAGGAAGAGATCGAGAAAATCATAGGTTCTGACGAATATTTCGAGAAGGGCCTGGACAAGGAATATGCGGCGATCCTGGAGAAGGATCTAAAGCGCAAAAAGTAATTCCTGACACCCGTCAGAGAATGAATGCTCGCTTTAGGCGAGCTTTTTATTGCCCGCTCGGCCACCCCGGCAACGGCTCCGAACCGGCAAGTCTACCTGCCTATGACGTGAAGCTCCGAAAGCAACCCGGCCAACCCTGCAAAGGCTCCGGGAACGCCCTCGGCCACCCTGCACGACTGCGGCTCCAAACCTCCCTCAACCCTGAAAGGAATTGATCATGGCTATCGAAGCCGCAATGATTCAATACC